TAATACTTCTAGCATAGCTAGTGAAACACCGGTAAGCGCGGAGGAAAAATCCGCAGATCAGGAGATCAAGATGGATAATAAAGACATCGACTTGGAAGCTTTTGCAAAACAAGTAGCAGAAGACACTGCTGCAAAGATTGCTATGAAGCAAGCCGAGCAAAAAGCAGCTGAAGAAGCACAAGCTAAAGCAGCTCAGGAAGCCGAAGAAGCGAAAGCTTTAGAAGCGGAATCAATTAAAAGTGTAGTAAACTCTGGTGTTGAAACTGGCGTTGAAAAACTTATGGCAGACGTTGAATCTAAGCTGTCTGAAAAAGACGCTAAATTTGACGAAGTAGTTAAGTCATTCCAAAAAGACTTGGAAGAGAAAAATGCTGAAATTACTGCTATGCAGAACAGCAAAAAAACTTTCTCTGACCGTAACTCAGCTGATATGACCAAGTGGGGCAAAGAATTCTTAAATGCTCATATGCTAGGTGTTATTACTGGTAAAGGTTATGATACTGACTATGCTAAAACTACTTTTGAAAAAGCAGGTCTTGTATACACAGGTTCTGGTAATGCTCCAGACATCGCTCAAGGTGTTTCTACTCAGCTCGAGCAAGAAATTTATCAAGAGCTAAAATTGGCACAAGCTTTCCGTGAAATTACAATTAATTCACAAACTCAAGTATTGCCAATCACTCCAGAAGCAGATAAAGCTGTTTGGGGTATCAACACTAATGATGGCGGTAACCTACAAGCAGGTGCTACTAGCGATACTTTCAAAGCTCAACAAGTAATTTTGAAAGCAAATCGTCTTGTTTCAACTACTTTCATGGATAACAACATTGATGAAGAAGTACTTGTAAACTTAATGCCTATGCTTATTGAAGGCGTTGCACGTGCTCACGCTCGTGGTGTTGACTATGCTCTTCTTAATGGTACAGCAGCAGGCGCAGAAGGCTTCGATGGTATTGAAGCTCTAGCATCCCAATCAGAATCAGTATTGGATTTAGCCGAAACTGGTGGCACTGATCTTACTGTAACAGCATCAGAGTTCCTAGCAGCTCGTAAGAAGATGGGTAAATATGGTATGAACCCTGCAGATATTGCATATGTAATGGATCAAACTCGTTACTATGACTTACTATCAGATCCTGAGTTCCAGGATATCACTGATGTAGGTTCTAATCTTGCTACTAAGATCTCAGGTACTGTAGGTTCTATCTTCGGTTCACCTGTAATCGTATCAGATCAGCTAGAGACTTTTGCCGATAGTAGTTCTGTAGGTTATGCAATTAACGTTCGTAACCACGTTATCCCACGTCTACGTGGAGTAAGCGTTGAGCAAGACTATGAAGTATTGAAGCAGCGTAATGTAATCGTTGCTAGCCAATCTCTAGGCTTCAACCAGTTAGTTGGTGATACATCTAACGACAAATCTATCGTTAAACTAGTACGTCACGATAGAAACTAATAGTAATACTTTTACTTTTTAAACTTCGGGGAGGTTCGCCTCCCCCAAGTTTTTACTAATGGACTTATAGAAAATGTCAAATTTAATAACTTTAGATCATTACAAAACAACAGAAGGTATTCAGTCTACTAAAGACGATACCAGGCTAGAGCTATTAATCAATTCTGTAAGTCAATTAGTAAAAACTTATTGTGGAAATAGTATTATAGATTTTTATAGTACAGCAGTAGATGGAACTTATAATAATAAAAAATTAGAAACTATTAGTATTAACTGGGCTTCTAATATTGTACAACTTACAGAAAGCCCTTTAGTAATTGTGCATTCGGTAGTAGAAAGAGATAGTTTATCCTCAACATATAAAACCCTTACTGCAAACGAGGATTACTATGTTGACTTAAGCACTGATAGTATTTATAGAACTACTTCTAGTGGTTTAGCAAAGAATTGGGAGAATGGACCAGGATCTGTAAAGGTAGAATATAATGCAGGGTATGCTTCATGTCCTTCTGATTTAAAATTAGCAGTTGTTGATTTAGTTACTTATTACCATAAAGATGAGCATAAAGCTCGTCAAACTATAGCGGGTGCAAGTATACAGAACCAGGGGTCTACAAGTCAGCGAAATAATGTAGCGTTTCCAGACCATATAAAACGTGTTTTAGACTTGTATAAAACCTTCTAATGAGTGATACTAAGCTCAAAAATGCAACAAAGTATATTGTACAGAGAGCAACTCAAAAAGATAAAAGAAATAAAGAATCTTTAGAAAGATACGATGCTCAACGTCATAGAGGTCAGATACTGGTTATGAACAGTAAGACTCAAGCCTCTATGTTAAAGAAGTTTTTTGATATAACTTTAAGTAAAACTGAGTTAGATCAAATGATGTCCGAAATAGACACTTTTTTAAAAGGCAAACAACCCGAACAATTTAGAAAACTAGAAAAAGACGCGGGTGAGCAGAGAGTTAAGCACGTACAGAAGTTACTAAAACAGGCAGAAACTCAACCGGGAGACAAAGCCTATCTAGTAAATAGTTATGAAGTTGCAAAATCTCAAAAACTAGCAAAAGGAACAAAGAATGGAGAAGCTGATAGTGTATCCGCAATCCAGGCAAGGTTCGTAAATAATTTAGAGCGAAGAAGAGATAAAAAACCTATTAGTGCGAAAGACATTAGTAGTAAGCAGCAACTAGGTCATGGTGATAGAGGTGCGGCGGCTTCTCAGTTTGGTGTGGATCGTGCTATAAGTGAGGCGGTTGCAGAGTTTGATTTAAGTGTTAAACAAGAAGCACAACTACGAACAATTGCTTCAAAACATAGAGAACGTTACGGAATAAAAGTAAATGTTACTCATGATCAAATGTTTACAGATGGTGGTAAGTTTAAAAAAGATTTTGCTTTTATACTTACTTACCAAGATTTTGATATAAACTCAGAAGAAGGAAAGCTAGAGAAGAAATCAAAACAAGATGCACTTGCAGAGTTTGATTTCGTTGGTCAGGAAACAAGTACTAAAGTGCGAGATGCTTTAGCTCAAACTCACTTAAATAGTTTAGCGGGTCAGAGCAGAAAAAATAAAAAGGTTAAAGGTAAAAAACGCCAAAAAATACACGAAAAGAATAAAGTAAGTGAAAGTTTTAATTTTGAACGCGAAATACATGATTCTTACCAAATACAAAAAGGTGTATCTGCAAAAGGCGTAAAGAGAAGTAAGAAAAGAAAAACATCAGCTAGAGGTATCGCTTCTCAACCTTTAAATTTACTGGCTATTTTAAATAAAGAGCTACCAGATACTGTAAGAAAAAATATGAATCCACCTGCACTTGAAAATCGGTCAGGTACTTTCGCAGATAGTGTCAGAGTTACAGATGTAAGTAGGACTGCAAAAGGTTTTCCAAGCGTAGGCTACACATACAAAAAAGACCCTTACCAAGTGTTTGAGATGGGGTCAGGGGATCAAAGATGGGCTACTCCCGAAAGAGATCCAAGAACTTTAATTGATAGATCTATAAGAGAGATTGCAGCACAGTTTGCAATGGGTAGATTCTACACTAGGAGACAATAATGGCAACAAGAGATTATACAACCCGACGTTTAGGTATTGTAAATGCTATTGTTGATAAATTGAAGGATATAAATGGGACTGGAGCATTCTTAACTGATTTAGGAGAGAATGTATCTCCAAGACTAAAGTTTTGGGATGAAGTGGAAGAATTTCCGGCGGTTCATCTCAATGCCGGTTCTGAGACACGAGAGTATCAAGGAAGCGGGTACAAGGATAGGTTTCTTTCTATTACTCTACGTTGCTATGTACAGGATGAAGACTCTGTACTAGCCTTAGACGAATTACTAGAAGATGTGGAAACCGTACTAGAAAGCAACTCGCGTTTAGAGTATAAAGACCGAACAGGAAACACTCAATATACGCAACAGATCACAATCATTAGTGTAGATACTGATGAAGGTGTACTAGAACCTTTAGGTGTTGGAGAAATACTTATCGAGGTTCGATACTAGAAAATGCAGGCACGAGCAAACGTTCACGTCCTAGCCTTTTCAAGATACATAGGAGAAAACTATGACAGATCAATTATATTTTAGCAGAGATACCAAGGTATTCCTAGAACTAATAGACCCTAATACTGGTAGCCCTTATAGCACTACCGTTGTATATGAAGTCCCAGTTTTAGATGGATACTCTTTCTCTCAAGCAACAAACACTTCAGAGGTTACTCTGAATGAAATGTCTGACATGGATGGAAACAGTCGTCGTGCTAGACAAATGTTTACTGACTCATTTAACCCTGCGGAGTGGAGCTTTACTTCGTATATTCGTCCCTTTAAATCAGCAAGTGGCGGTAATGCGGGTCATGATGGACACGTTCACGCAGTAGAAGAAGCTCTTTGGGCAGCAATGGTTGGTGACGCAAACCACTCTTCCTCAACTTTACCAGGTTCTGCAATTACTGCAATTCCTGTAAGCGGTGGAGATACAGCTTTACCTGCTGCTACAGCTACTGATGCAACAGAATCAGCAATTGCTTTAAAGTTCCCTGCAGGTGCTACAACTGTAGACATGGTTACAGATACTGGAGGTAATGGTGCGGGTGCTGTTATTCAGCTTACTGTAACAAGAAGTGGTGCAGGTGAAAATACTATCCTAACTACTACTATTGCAGATACTGGCTCTACTAGTATTGTAAGTGGCGGTAATGGTTATGATGCAAGTGATACTCTATTAATTTCTAAAGAAGAGTTTGCAGCAGCTCTTGCAGCAGCTACAGGTGTTACCGCAACTCAAACAGAAATTGAAAGTGTTCTTGATTCAGACATTGTTATTGATATTACAACTGTAGCTTCAGTAACAGGTAAAAACTTTACCGGCTTCACTCGAGGAACAACTCAGTTAGAAATTGGTTTTGCCAACTCTAATAAGTCTAAGTTGGGTACTTTTAATCTATACTTTAAACTAGGTCAGACCACAAATACAATTTATAAAATTGCAAACTGTTGTGTAAATGAAGCAGGTATTGAGTTTGATATTGATGGCATTGCTTCTATAAACTGGTCAGGTATGGGTACAACATTGTCAGAAGTAGCGTCTGCTCCAGCAGCTACTATTGATGAAGGAACTGCTTCTACCAGTAACTTTATTCGCAATCGCTTAACTGCATTGGATGTGGATACTGCAATGGGTGGTAGTCATCCTTCTACTTACAATCTTGTACTAACAGGCGGAAGTGTTACTATTAGTAATAATATGACATATCTAACACCTGAGACTCTTGGAACAATCAACACTCCTTTGGGTCATGTAACAGGTACAAGAAGTGTTACAGGTACCTTTACTTGCTACTTAAACTCAGAGGAGGATTCAAGTGCAGAGCTATTTGAAAATCTTGTAGCAGATACTACTACGATTACAAACTCATTTGATTTAACCTTCCACGTTGGAGGAAACAACGCTACTCCAGGCATTCAACTTCATATGCCTACGTGTCACCTAGAAGTACCAACGCACGGTATTGAGGATGTAATCTCGGTAGAGACAAACTTCCATGCACTTCCTGGCAATATTGAAAGTGCAAATGAGTTATCAGTTATCTATAAAGGTGCATAAAAATAATTCTTGACATTTATGGTCATTTCGACTATACTATGAAATAGAAAATCGAAAGAAGGGGTGATTTTCACCCCTTTTTTTATTCCACAAATTTATTAAGGATAACAAAAATATGAGCGACACCCCTATTTCTTTGGCGAGTCTAATGACTCCAAGTAAAACCGTCACAATAGACTTCCCTGGCTGTAAGGGCATGACAGTAGATCTTTGCTATCTCTCCAGAGAAGAGTTAGTTAAATTACGCAAAAAGTGTGTAACTACAAAGTTCAGCAAAAAGACCAGACAACCAGAAGAAGAACTAAACGAAGAGTTATTCTTAGAACATTACTGTAAGGCAGTTATCAAAGGCTGGAAAGGCTTAAAATATCGTTACCTAGAAGAGCTTCTTTTGGTAGATATATCGGAATTGGATGCTGATGATGAACTTGCTTATACTTTTGACAATGCAGAACTCCTTATGAAAAACTCAGGTGATTTCGATACTTGGGTAACTGATACTGTGAGTGATCTGGAAAATTTTACTGGGAACAAGTAGCAGAGATAACTAAGCTACTTGAAAAATCTGTAAAACAAGAAGATCAAATAGACTTAGACAAGTATTTAACTATCTGTGAACAGTTAGGAGAAGAACCAGACCCCGATAAAATGCCACTAGATACTTCGGACTTTCCGCCCGATGTTCAAGTGGCATTTTTTATATTTGGACTTTTAGAGGATAACTGGGACACTATGTCAGGTGTATACTTAGGAAAGAAATGGGGCTCAGTAGAATACTTTTTTAATCTTTATGAAGTTCAAGAACCTAAAGTAATTTTGCAATTTATGAAAATCTATGAAAATATAATTGTGGAATATAAACATCAAAAAGCGGAAGAAAAAAGAAAAGCAGAAAAACGCAAATCTGCAGGCGGTGGAAAAAATTACACCCATAACGTTCAAGGCTAATGGCAAAGAAGCAAAAGGTAGAGATAGATGTAATTGTCGACGACAAGGGCACTAATAAAAAAGTTGCCCTTGAAAGTAAAAAAGCCGCCAAAGGCTTAGACGATACTGCAAAAAGTGCTCATACCGCGGATAGAAATCTAAAAGGTGCTGCTCAGGCATCTGCAAATGGTACTAAAAACTTCTCTAAAATGTCTCAAGGCATGGGAGGTCTTGTAGGTGCCTATGCAACTATTGCTGCAACTGTATTTGCTACTACTGCGGCATTCCAGGCTTTGAAAACTGCCGCCGATTTCCGAGTAGTTAAAGAGTCCCAGATAGCTTTCTCCGCCGCAACAGGTCAAGGTATGAGAAGCCTTACTAGAGAGATCCAGACAGCTTCGGATAATATGCTAAACTTCCAGGCAGCATCTGAAGCCGCGGCTATTGGTATTGCTTCGGGGCTTTCAGGTACCCAACTTAACGAACTATCAGAAGGTGCGGCAAACGTATCTAAAATTCTTGGTAGAGACGTAACAGATTCTTTCAATCGCCTCGTTCGAGGTGTAACAAAAGCAGAACCAGAACTCTTAGATGAATTGGGTATTACTCTTCGTCTTGCAGACGCACAAGAGAATTATGCAACTAAATTAAATAAGAGTGCAAAAGACTTATCAAACTTTGAAAAGAAACAAGCCGTATTTGCAGAAGTACAAGGACAATTAGAAGAAAAGTATAATGCTGTAGCAGATGCTACTGATATGTCTGCAAACGCTCTTTCACAACTTGCCGTAGCTTTCGATAAAGTACTAAATCCAGTAAAAGACTTCTTTGCCCTGATAGCGGAACCTGTAGCAGAGTTTTTCTCTAAAAATGTACGATCTTTAAGTATTGTAATGGGCTTATTAGCTGTGCCTCTGCTTAAATCAGTTATACCAGGATTAGAAGGTTTCGGTGAAGCAGCAAAGCAGAGTGCGGAAGACGCAACAAAAGCCTTCAAACAAACAAAAGGCGAAATCGACGAATTAGCAGAATCAAGAAAGAATATTACTGCGGACCCTGTAAAAGCTGGTAAGTCAGCTTTATCTGGTGTTGATACTCCTACGGGTTCAGGTGCTGCTCTACTAAAAGCAGGTAAAAAACCAAATCAAAGACAATTAGCTTCTATGCGTAGATTTGCTAGGGAAGGTAAAGGTATTGTGAAGCAAATGAGTGCTTCACAAAAAAGAGACTATTTAGCGGCTATTGAATCAATGATACAAGGTAAAACAAAACTTGGTATCAAAGTAAAAAATGTTGGAAAGCAGATTCAAACAGGTTGGAAGATAACTACTAAGCGTATAGAAATGTTATGGCAAAAAACCATGGCAAAAATGAGTACAGCTGCAACAAAAATGGCGAATGGCGTTAATAAAGTTATGAAAATGGCAGGTTTCATTGGTATCATCATGATGATCTTTGATCTGTTAAAAATGGCAGCGAGCGCTTTAGGTTTAATGAAGCCCGATGAAAAAGTTCAAGCATACGCGGCAGAGGTAGAAGGTCTTACTCAAGCACTAAAAGAACATAATAAAGAATTTAAAGAATTTGCAAAAACTCAGGAATCATTAACTAAGAAAGGTTTTAACCCTACAAAAAATAGTATGGCTGCTTTCGGCGGTCTTGTAGACGCTTATATGCCAAAGATCACAAAAATGATGGATCTGTTAAACAACCCTGTAACTTTCAAACGAGAAATGGAAGAGCTAGTAATGCTGGGCGGTAAAGAAGTAATAAGCATGAAGGAAAGAACTAAAAGATTCCAAGAATTGACCAAAGCGCAAAAAATGTCAGTAGCAGAGGCAAGAAAACAGTTAGATTCGACAACTATTGTTAAAGGTAGTGGAGACTATAATAGAGAAAAAAGAAAGGTAGGCAAAAATGCACCAGGTTTATTAGATAAATTAGTTACTGATAAAGCGGATATTAATGCAGCTACCGAGCAAATGGGACAATCACTAAAAGTGTTGAAAGGCGGCCTAGAAGCTACTAAGATGGCTTCTACTGAGGCAGGCGGTAGATTCTTAACTCTTCTTAATATGTTGCTTGATGGCGAAAAACTAACTCCTGCATTGACAAAAGAATTCAAAGAACTTGGTAAGCAGTTTTCAGAAACAGGTCAAAAAGCAACTTTTGTAAAGATGCAGTTAAAAGAAATAACTAAACAGTATACTTCTCAGGTAAATGGTATTAAGTTTTTGAAAACAGGTCAAACAGACTTATTAAAACTGCTGAAAGATACTCGAACCACTATCATGGGCATGGATGCGTATCAAGGAAGAAGGGCAGAGATACAGTTATTAAATGAGCAAATAGAGAAAATTGAAAGACTTCAGACTATTGAAATTGGTTTCCTAAATGAGAAGTTAAGACTTCAGGGTATTATTGCAGGGGCAAAAATTGGAGCAACCCCAATGGAGGCAAAAGAACTAGAGCGCCAGAAAAAACTTTTAGAAGTAGAAATAAAAAGAAACAATATTATTGCAAAACTAAATGAAGTAGATGGAAGCCTAGACCCTGCGATGCAGGCAAATTATCAACATCAATTAATGATGTTAAACTTCCAAGAAGAGTCTCTAGAAAGACAAATTGACAGGGCTGCAGTATTAGGAGACACACTAAAATCCGCCTTTGAAACAAATATGGCATCAGGTATCGAAGAACTTATTACTGGAGCTGAAAGTAGTTTCACTGACTTCTTAGGAAAGATGGGTGAAAACGTACTTAAAGAAGGTGCACGAGAGCTATCCAAAATGATGACACAAGATCTAATGGGTGGCTTATTTGGGAAGAAGAGTAGTCCAGAAGAAAAAATGAAGACCGCAATGAAAGAGGGCGGAGAAATTGCAGCACAGCAAATTAAAGATGCTCTTTCAGGAAAACTAACAAGTACTGGAGAAAGTACAGTTTCAGATGCCGTAGAAAATATGACAGGTGATGGAGACGGCGCATTATCGACATTCAGTAAAGATATTAAAGAAACTTTAGGTGGAGAGGCTCCATTTTTGTCAAAACTAAAAGATACGTTTAAAGACGGCGGAAACTTCTTTTCTAGTGCGTTTGGTGAAATGTTCTCAGGATTAGGTGAGATTGGAGGAGGCCTGCTAAGTATCTTTGGATTTGCAAGCGGTGGTATCGCCTCTCCAGGCAAAAAAGTGCCAGGATATTCTACAGGAGGAATTGCAAAAGGATCTAACCAAGGTTATCCTGCAGTTCTTCATGGTACGGAAGCAGTCGTTCCTCTTCCTAATGGAAAATCAATTCCTGTCGAAATGACAAGTGGAGGCAACACTCAAAATAATGTTGTTGTAAATGTGTCAGCAGAGGGAACTGTACAAACACAATCAGACGCTCCAGATACAGAAGCACTAGGTAAAGCGGTAGCAGCAGCAGTTCAAGAAGAACTACAAAATCAAAAACGATCAGGCGGTATTCTTAATCCGTATGGAGCAGCATAATGGCAATAGGATTTAATGTAGGAGGAACACTGGGTAATGTAACTCCGGATAAATCAATGGCTCGATCTAGTAAGCCAAACCTTTTAACAGCAACCTTTGGCGACGGATACGAGCAACGAGCAGTAGACGGTATAAATCATTTGACTGAAACTTATAGTACAAGTTTTAAGACTAGACCGAAGGCGGATATTGATGATATAGTAACCTATTTAGAAGGTACAAACGGGGTTACAGATTTTGATTTTACTATTCCTGATACAAATTCGGCAGGAAATGAAAAAACAATTAAAGTTGTATTCGTAGACTACAGTATTACATACGAGTATGATAATTTTTACAGTTTAAATGTTAATTTAAGAAGGGTGTATGAACCATAATGACTGATGTAATTGCAACAGATTTACAAGGCCAACAGATTGAAAGTCCTATTGTTGACTTGTTCGAGGTAACATTACCTTCGGGTTCTGTGGTTTACTTTCATCCTGGAAAAGATGATAGTTTATCAGATATACAATTTAAATCAAAAGATGCAAATAATAGTGGAAATTATACTGTAAATACATATACCGCTATACCTGCGGCTTTGGATGGTATGGAAATACAAGCAGACGGGGCAATCTCAAGACCTACAATTAGTATTGCAAATGTGGGTCCCACTATATTGGCAAACAATCCTAGTCTTAAGTATTCCGATCTAGTAGGGCAGACTGTAGTAAAAAGACAAACTTTAGCTAAGTATTTAGTAGGGGGCTCAGCATATGATAGCACTGCTACAACACCCCCGATGGAATTAGCCTCTGTAAAGTATAAAATTGATAGAGTATCTTCGGAGACAAATGTAGCTATAGTATTTGAACTAGCAGTTGCTTACGACCTAGAAGGTATTCAACTACCTAGAAGAAAAGTGGTTGGAAAATATTGTTCATGGATGTATCAAGGTTTAAATATTTATGGCAAGGGCGGATGCACAGCGAGTTTAGACGGAGAAATTACTTATAAAGCACCTGGAAAAGGGAATACAACAAAAACAACTACTATACTTACAGATATTGATAATAATTTTTTAGTAAGAGTATCTGAGATAGATTTCAGTACTGTAGCTAGCTGGTTACAAAATACGCCTTATACTAAAGATAGCAATTATGTTAAAACAGGTTCTGGTGCTAGTACACGAGCATGGCAATGTATTCAAGCTCATCAATCGCATCCTACTGATAATCATCCAGTAGATTCTGGAGTAGGATCTAGTTATTGGGCGGAAATAAGACCTTATGCAGACTATGCAAATACTGGAACATATGCTTTAGGGTATTTAGTAAAACAAACCATTACTTTAAATAGTAAAACGGTAACAGCAATCTGGGAATGTGTATTAGCGCATACATCCAGCTCTTCAACTATCCCAGAGTTAGGAAGTCCTTATTGGAAAAGAATAGATTTATGTGGAAAAACCTTAACTTCATGTAAATGTAAATTTAATTCTCTGCCTAAAGATAGATCGGTAAACGGTAGTTTGCCTAGTGGTAACAAGAGTGATGCTCACCCACTTCCTTTTGGAGGCTTCCCTTCAACAGGAAGATTTTAGATGATAGAGTTTTTATCAGAAATAGAAAACCACTTTAAAGAATGTTATCCAAGAGAAGGTTGTGGTGTTTTAGCTGTATCGAAGGGTAAACTTAAATGGTTTCCTTGTACAAATGTAGCAGAAGATGATGAAGATTTTATAATAGACTCCAGAGAGTATATAAAAATATCTCAAAAATACGACATTGTAGGAGTAGTACATAGTCATCCAGATAGTACAGCAGATCCAAGCGATATGGATATAAAATACTGCAATGCTACCGGGGTTATATATTATATATTTAGCTATCCTGAAATGGATATGAAAATAATCAAACCTGAAAAAGCAGAGAAAGACTTATATGGAAGGAATTATGAGTTTGGAGTAAATGATTGCTTTGAGGCAGCAAGAGATTACTATATATCCAAAGGTTTAAAAATACCTAATAGGCCTTTATTTGAGGACGATTGGTGGGAAAAAGGTCTAAACTATTTTACAGATGAATATATTTCTTCATGGGGTTTCAAACCCGTAGAAGGTAATATGCAAGAAGGAGATTTAATAGTATTTACAATTCAGGCACACATACCAAATCATTGTGGGGTCTATCTAGGAAATGATATTTTTTATCACCACGCAGAACACAGGCTTTCATGCCGAGAAAATTTATATCCTTTATGGAAGAAAAACATAACCGGAGTTTACAGATATGAAACGTAATGTATATTTACAAGGAGAATTAGGAAAAAAATTCGGAGAAAAATTCGTTGTAGATTCTGATAATTTACAAGATATTTTTAAGTGCATCTCCGTAAATAAACCTTCATTCAGACCTTACCTTATAGAATGTGAGCAAAATGGTATTGATTTCTCGGTAGAATTTCAAGGAGAGACTGTAGGAGAAGAAGATTTTTTATTTCCTATAAATACAGGAGATGTTACAGTGTCTATTGTTCCAGCGGGTTCAAAGAAAGTAGGAAAAATTATTGCAGCAGCTTTTCTTGTATTTTATGTTCTTCCCCAAATGGGCTTAAAAGCAGGACCAATAAAAGGTACAGGCCCCGGAGGAAAGATAACTCTTGGAGATAAGATTGCGGCAGGTGTAAAAGCAAAAGGAGGAACTTTTGTAAGTAGTTTAGCAACTAATTTAGCACTTACAGGCTTACAAGAGTTGATGGCTCAAGATCCTGGTGTAGATGGGGATGCTCCTGCTAACTATATGTTAGATGGTGATACTCAAAATATTATGGAGGGGGATCCTATTCCAGTATTATATGGTCGTTTAAAGATCCCTGGAAGACCTATTGCTGTAGATATAAATAATTATGAAAGTTTTGTTAATAGTGGGCACAGTATTAATGCTGCCGGCGATATATCGGCAAATGCCCTTATGGAGAATGCGAGTTAAATATGAGTGATGGAACAGGAAAAATAGGTTCAAGATCTGGAATAGGTCCAACAACCCTAACTAGAACAGTTGGGGATAGACAGTATGTATCTGTAACAGACGTACTATCAGAAGGCCCTATTGAGGGGTTGGTAAACGGTACCGCATCAGTATTTTTAAATAATGATACGCTTGATGATACAGATAATAGTCCTAATAATCTTTCTCGAGGTAATATGCTACTTACCCTTGAGAAAGGTTCAAAAGACGGTACAGTTATAAACTCAAATTTAACAAGTCCTTTTCCTACACTAGCAGAAAAAGAAGACTATGGACAGCCTGGTACAGAGATGTATGTTCTAGTAAGAAATACTTACTCTGCACAAACAGTAACAGCACTTAGTACCAGACACGCAGGGCCGGGTGATAGAAGATATATAGAACTTAGTACTACCGATAGCTCCAACTTTTTCACTAAGGAGATGCGTACACTCACTAGAAATAGTTATGGAAGGTATAGACCAACAGAAGAGGATAAGAGAACTAAACCTGTAAGACTTATTCCTACCACCGAGGGTCTAACACTAAACAATGCACCTATAGAAGGTTATATATATGATGGTGATTTTGTAGGTAACGGAACTACCACTGATACTGTACGTTTTCAAGGCTATGGTGAGTTTGAAAAAGTAATTCCTGATGGAACATACAATGTAGAAATTGATTTCTATGCTAGGCTAGCGATAGGTACTAGCGGAACAACTGTAAAGCTTGCAGAGAACTGGGACTTTCCAAAATCAGGAAGCTCAGGCACATCTACAAATTACAAATTTGATGTTCAGGGCCTGTTGAAAGACAATGATCAAAGGGTAAACACTAACTACAGCAGACACTATGATGAGTCTAGTATAGAATTTAGAACAGGTCATTTAGGTCAGAAGCCTATACAAGCAATGTTAGAGGGCGGTAGTTCTTTAACCTTTACCCCTTCAGGTACAGAATTAAATCAAATTTCAGACGGTTCTTTAACACTTCCTTCCAATAGTCCTGGTACTGGAAGTCCTGTTATTTTAAATGGTTTGGTTTCAGGTAGTAGCCACTTTAATCTAACATCCTCAAAAATGGCCACCGTAGATAGCGTAAAATTTAATATATCGTATCCAGGCGGTTTCAAAAGAATAAATAGTAAAGGAGAAGACGCAACTACAGCAGCTGTATATTATGTAGAGATAGGTTTTAAAAATCCTGGAGAAAATACTTTCGGAGACTATATAATTATAAATGAAGAACTTACCCATAAAGGTAAGTTTAACAATGCAGTTGTTTTCCAACACTCAATAAACTTAGAACCCTTTAGACCTTTTGACGATTTTAGAATACGTATTAGAAGAAGAACTGGTGAGGCTGGCGGAGGTTATACTGCTGACGTTAAAAGAAAGGAAAGCCATACTAATGTGACAAAGAGTTCTGTTGCTCAAACAACTGCTATTTTTAATGAAAAATTATTTCATCCGCTGTCGGCTTTAGCCAATCTAACTTTTTCAACCGTTAATCATCAGCAAATACCGGCAAGAACTTATGACTGCCGAGGATTAAGAATAAAGGTACCTTCTAACTACGTTACAAGAGAAGAAAATGATAGTCTTCAAGCCACATATAAAAGAAATACAACTACAGGAGCTGTAGAAACTTCAGAACAAGACTGGGACGGGTCTTTTAGAAGTGAGCTAGTATATACTGATAATCCTGCTTGGATTTTCTTTGATATGCTGACTAATAATAGATACGGTTTAGGAGATTTTTTAGATGCTACAGATATAGATAAATATGCTCTTTACAGAATCTCAAGATACTGTGATGAGTTAGTAGACGACGGGAAAGGAGGACAAGAACCTCGCTATAGATTAAATGCATACTTTACTAAGCAAGTAGATGCCTTTAAAGTTATGAAGGATCTTGCAACAAGTTTTATAGGTATGCTATACTTCCTAGATGGGAAAGTATTTCCTGTTATAGATGCGCCCAGTGCGCCTGTGTACTCATTTACAAAAGGCAATGTTATAAATGGAGCATTCTCGTACGAAAGCACTGGTAGCAAGACTAGGCCAAACCAAGTCATTGTAAAATGGAATAATCCACAAAATAACTATGTTTTGGAGCCCTTAATAGTAGAGGACTCTTTAAACATTGCAGAAACACAAAGAATAATAAGCCAGGAGTCTGTAGCTTTTGGCTGTACTTCAGAGGGGCAGGCAAGTAGATATGGAAAGTGGAAATTATGGACTGCTGCAAATCAAAATGAGATTGTTTCATTTCAAACAGGTATAAATGGCTCGTATCTAGCCCCTGGAGATATAGTAAATGTCCAGGATAGTGATCGAAGTGCTGCAAGATTCGGAGGAAGAATCAGCAAAAGTGGAACTCGAAATACAACAACAGTACCCTTAGACAGTTCTGTAACGTTGAGCTCCGGAACCAATGCCTCAGACTATGAACTTAGTATAATTGTTAATAAAGCATCTCCAATAGCACTAAAAGAAGTAACAATAGGTTCAACTACTTATTATCCAGGCGATGTAGTTCCACAAGCCTATATAGATAGTAATGGAGATGGCACACGAACTTTACAAAATATAGATACAGAAGAAAAAGCAGCAAATGCATTTACTAGTTCGTCAGGAACAACGCCAGCATTGTTAAATTGGAAAGATGATTTTAGAGTAGAAACTAAAGCGCTTCACTCAAGCACTACCATAGGTAGCCCTATATCGTCTCTAACAGTTGCTTCTGCATTCTCGGAAACACCTTCTAGCGAAGATGTATGGGTTTTAAAAGGTACTGACGCAGGTTTAAATATACTAGGGAGTAGCAAGGAATACAAAATACTTTCTATATCTCAAGGCGATAAAAACATTTATGATATTACAGCAGCAGAGCACTATAACGATAAGTATTCTGCTATTGAAGGCGTATTCAAAACATATGTTCCTAATGCTACAATAGACTCAGGCGAAGCTGCTATATCAAATCATTATGCAGGGACTGTTCCAAAAGCACAAAGTGTAAAAGCAATACCAGGTAGAGATAAGTTAAATGATTTAGAGCAAATAACTCTGGACTGGGAGCACGCTAGTTCTACAATTAACAATTCAATTAAGTTTGAGTTTTTGAAGGGTTATGAAATAGTAACTGATATTCCAGAATATCCTGATCCTATTTTTGTATCTAAAGACGCCGATACTCTTTACGCATTCACAGGTGTTGAAGCAGGGACTTATAATTTCGCCATACGAACGGTAGACAACGAAGGAAGAACCTCTTCCCCTGTAGTAATAGAATTTACGCTCATAGAAGAAGAGTTTGAAAAACTTGCACTAAATATTGCCGCAGGTGGTTTCTTAGATGGCGGGTATAAAGACATTAATGCTTCTGGGGCCAATGGCATATTTGAGTTTAAGAGCAGAGGATATACCTTTACTCCTCCTCAAGTTTTTGCAAATGAAATTATAAATCCAGAGTCGGCGGATGTTCTTACAGATGATTTTAAACAAGATTGCTCAGGTATTCCGGCAATAGCTTGGACAGCAACAGATGCAGAAAATGGAGTTGGTAGATTCATACACGAACATCATTATCTATTGATGGATAATGATGGTACTTCTTCGAATGCCCAAAATGATTATATAAAACTAATAAAACATAATATTGCTCTTACTAATGTTGCTAACGGCTCTAATGAAGCAGGGCTTACAACTGTTCCTTATTGGTTTGATGCTGGAAACGGTTCAGACACTCTTGGTCTTATTAGAAAAAATGGTACTATTACTAAAGTTGCTCAATCTAATAAAATAACAGGCGCAAATACTTTATTTACTACACAAATGGCAGTAGGTCAAATTATATGTGCAACTAACAATAGTGATTCTGTAGGTGATTCTCTGGCAGCCAACGAAGTACTGGCAGTATACACTGTTATCTCCATCGAATCTGATACCGAACTTACTGTTAGTAGTAGTGTAGGAGCTTTCAGTGGTACGAATGTCGGAACCAATAATTTAAGAATTGATTTAAAACAAGATGCAGTTATTTCTAGTATTTATAAGGATTCTGCCGATTCTCAGTTTAAATTTTCCCACTATGCAGTTAGATCTTTAGAAGGCTTACCTGCTCCTTACTTTGAGTATTCCAATGGTAATCATGGGGTGTTTATTAATCCCGACGGCACCCCAGAATGGGCAGCTAGTGGGGGCACGCTTACTTTAAGAGAGGGTGAAACAACTTTAACACTAAATAGTACTACTCAAAGTACTAGCTTTCCAACTACAGTCGGAACTTATAATTTAGATATTACCAAAGTATATGGTAATGATTTAACAGAACCTGTCATAACAAATACAAATAATGTTGTAGCTTTAGGAACTTTCGGAGGTTCTTTAGAGAATACCTCTGTATATAAACTTACAGCATACGTTACCGGCTTAACCGGCAAACAATTTACACTAAATACAGATATTACTCTAGTTCCTATAACTGATGGCCCACTAGGTCCACAGGGCGATATTGGTCCTCAAGGAAACCAAGGGAATACTGGTGCACAGGGTGAGCCAGGAGCTAAAGGTGAGATTGGTCCTCAAGGTAGTCAAGGTGATACTGGTGCTCAGGGTGCCAAAGGTGCTCAAGGTGATATAGGTCCTCAAGGTAGTCAAGGTGATACTGGTGCTCAAGGTAGCAAAGGTGGTAAAGGTGATCTAGGTCCTCAAGGTAGTCAAGGTGATACTGGTCCACAAGGTGATCCAGGTGCTAAAGGTGATACTGGTGCGAAAGGTACTAAAGGTGATCAAGGTGCTAAGGGTGACGTAGGTGCTAAAGGTGAACAAGGTGACAAAGGTACAAAAGGTGATCAAGGTGCTAAGGGTGACGTAGGTGCTAAGGGTGACACTGGTGCTAAAGGTGCTACCGGTCCACAAGGTGATCAAGGTGCCAAAGGTGAAGTAGGTGCTAAAGGTGACGTAGGTGCTAAAGGTGATACTGGTGCTAAAGGTGCTCAAGGTGCAACGGGCCCGCAAGGTGATCAAGGTGCTAAAGGTACTAAAGGTGATCAAGGTGCTAAGGGTGATACTGGTGCAAAAGGTGCTTTAGGTCCACAAGGTGATCAAGGTGCTAAAGGTGATCAGGGTGAGCAGGGTGCTAAAGGTGACGTAGGTGCTAAAGGTGATACTGGTGCTAAAGGTGCTCAAGGTGCAACGGGCCCGCAAGGTGATCAAGGTGCTAAAGGT